ATGTTTGCACTGATTACATCTGAAGAGTTAGACGAGTTAGACCAGTTAGTAGTTAAACAGTTGAAGAATAGATACAATGACCCAACCATATTCAAAAGGTTTGTCATAGGTATTGATAGAAGTCGTATGAAGTTGTATGATTGTGAACAAGAAGCTCAAGAGGAATTGATTGAGTCTGCAGTGAATGACGATGTTCCTGTATTTGATAGAGGAAGAAATGACGGACAGAAACGAGATTTCTCAAGTTTTAAATAAAAACCCCTTGTCAGTGAGTACCTTTTTTATGTATAATACAAGTATGAAAAATTTAATAACAATATTAATCGTAGGTCTACTCACTGCATGTGGTGGTGGAACTGGTGTTGCACCAATAGAACTACAAACTTTAACAACAACTGGTGGAAATCCACCAATGGGAAGTTCCCCCATCTTAACTACCAAAGTTATTGATGGATATGTGGAAGGTGCAAATGTCTTTTTAGATGTAAACTGGAACCTCATCCAAGATGAAGGAGAACCTAGTGCAAACTATAATGCAGAGTCACAAGAGTATTACTTTACAGAAAGTCAATTTACTGCAGTCGATAATTTCTCAGTAGAAAGTTGTGCATACAATAGACCGAGGATTGCAGAAGTACCAATAGGTGCATATGACTCCACACGGGGATATGTAGAAACTGCCTATACGATGAGTTATTATCCAGCTGCATATAATGACAGTGGTCGTGCAAATGTCACACCATTTACAACATTGTTTGCAGATTATGTATCAGATGCATTACAGGGAGTAAGTATCTCAGTAGCAAATGGTTGTGGTACAGTTGCAACTAATACTGCAACTACAGTTATTAATAAGGTAGAAAGTGTCTTATATGACCTCTATCAGAACTTTGGAGTATCCTCAGAAGAATTATATTCAGATTTCATTGCAAGTGAGAATACAACCTTACAGGCAACAGGAGAAAGGATTGTAGATTTCTTAGGAACAATCAACACTGTTGCAACATTACTGGAAGATGAATACAACCTTAACATTTTATCAACTTTAGATACAGGTTTGATATCCACTATTCTTAATGGAACAGAATTCTCTACTATTACATTCAATCTAATGAATGAAACTGAAGGAGAACAGGTCGATGATAACTTTAGATATCAGAGACGACATGCATTTTATAATCTTGTTGCAAACCATCAAGGTCAAATATTAGATAATGATGGTAACCCAATTGTATTGACTACAGCTGGATTATCAGAAGTTGCAGATACATCGATATCAGAGAACTATGAGTCAATCACTAATGTATTCGGACTTCCCGTAATTATTGCAATAGAAATAACAAATGGTGTATCCGATAGTTATATAAGATTTCTATCAGATGTTGGTCATCTATCTTATACTGTAAGAGGGGACATGAGATGGGTTCAAGAGATTGTGACACCAAATGTTTCAGATTTTGAGTTAAGAATTAACAATACAAATAATACTAATTTTAGTTATGATTTACTGGGTATGATGTCTTACAGAGATGTCTACACAATACAGGATATCTATACGGAAATTAATGCTTTATCAAAGACAATGTCAAACTATGTATCACTAACATATCTGTTATCTGATGGTGATATGATACAATATTATGAGAATGAACATGCATACACTAACGGCCCCACTAAAACAGAACAATGTGATGTGTTCGTAGGGAATTCGTCAACATCTTACTTTGGTAATGAGGCTTACAATATATGTTCTAGTAATATGCAATAAATAGATATGTAATCATGAAAAAGAATTTAAAGTCAACACAGGTAATCGATGCATTAACTCAAAAGATTGAGTTGAAGAAAGACCTTCGTGTTGCAAAAAAAGAACAGGATGCAGTTGAGATAAAACAAATCAATAAGAAAATTGATAAAATTGAGAAGAAACTGCACTCCATACCATTGCAAAAATACTAAATAATCATATACATTTAGGAGACTCCACATGGCATGGGCAGACGAAATAGCAGAACAAAACGCAATATTAGCATCAAATCAAAAAAATCTAGATTGGTTACAAGGTAATACAGCTACCTTTCATACTGGAAGTTCAGAAGAACCAATTGAAAGAACAGCCGCAGGTGCAGTAGGTTATATGACAGCATGGAGAACTGATAACCCATCAGTTACCGAAGGGGATTTGTTCACTAAATGGAATTACTGGGTTAATGATGTAACAATTGAGGGTGATGATGCACCTTCTAAAACTGTAGCAGAAGCCATAACTGCAATTCAAGAAGGTATGGCACTAATCACTGCAGATAGAGATGCTCTTCAAGCACACATAGACAATGGTGATGTCGACGCAGGTGAATAACACACCTTTTCAAATCTTATAAATAGTAGACAGGATACACATTTTAGTGTATAATCTACTATATGGCCGTTAAAAATCTACATTTAGAACACTTAGAAGACGAAATCATCAACAATGGTATCAATGGTGGTCGTGCAGCTATAAACTTCTTACAGGGTCTTAGAGACATGATGAAGGGTACTTCTAAGAAAGCAGTCAACATGACTGTAAAGTGGGACGGAGCTCCTGCTATATTTTGTGGAAAACACCCCGAAACTAGTCAATTCTTCGTAGCAAAGAAGTCTTTATTCAATAAAGAACCCAAGTTCTACACATCAGAACAACAAATCAAAGATGCACCCGAACTAAGTGGTGACTTAGAGTCAAAGTTCTTAGACTCATTCAAATACTTGTCTGCATTATCATTTTCTGATATCTTACAGGGTGACTTAATGTTCACCGATGACAAGTCCACTAAGACCATAGATGGTAAACAATACATTACATTCCAACCTAATACTATTCTCTATGCAGTAGACGAAGATTCAACACTTGGTAAAGAGATTTCCAGTGCAAAACTAGGTATAGTGTTTCACACTACTTACACTGGTGACTCTATAGAAAACCTCAGTGCATCATTCGGTGCAAACACATCTAAGTTAGGACACAGTAAAGATGTGTGGATTGACGATGCATCATATAAAGATGTCAGTGGTAAGGGGTCGATGACTGCAACAGAAACACTTAAGTTAACACAAACACTTACTATGACTGGTAAACAGTTTCACCAAATCAAACGACCTATGTTAGAAAAGTTTATGAAAGTGCAAGACACTATAAACGCAAAGGGAGCTGCTGGTGCATCCTTTAAAACATATTGTAATTCACTGATTAGACAAGGTAAGTTTACACCAACTTACGCAGGTTATATGAAACACTTTGAGAACTACTGGAGAGATAAGGTAGTTGGTAAAGTTAAGATGGAAAAGACTAAACAAATTAAAAAAGAAATAGGTGAACAATTATACAATGAATTGAGAAGTATGAAGAAGTTCATCGAAGCACTCACTAGTTTCATGTTACACTTAGTGGTTGCAAAACAACTTATCATCGTTGCATTGAATAGAGTAAAATCAATCGGAACCTTTGTAAAGACTGCAACAGGATTTTCAGCGGTAAACCCTGAAGGTTACGTTGCAATCGACAACGATGGGAAAGCAGTGAAGTTAGTAGACCGTATGGAATTCTCACTAAATAACTTTACAGTTGCAAAGAATTGGGATAAGTAATGAAAACATTTAACGGATTTATAACAGAAGCAAAGAAACCTAAAGGTGCAGTATTTACCTTTGGTCGTTTCAATCCACCTACAACAGGTCATGCAAAGTTAGTTAAGAAACTAAAATCAGTTGCAACGAGTGGTTACAATGTTCTTTTGTTCACCTCACATTCAAACGATAGGGTAAAAAATCCACTAACACATAGACAAAAGGTATCATACCTCACTAAATTCTTCGGTAAGATAGTTGTAGACACACCTATACGAACAGTATTTGATATTGCAGTTGAATTACAAAGACAAAAGTACACACATGTAAGAATGGTTGTGGGTTCAGATAGAGTAAGGGAATTCGATACACTACTAAACAAATACAACGGAGTCAAAGCTAGACATGGTTTTTATAAGTTCGAACAGATAGAGATTGTATCTGCTGGAGAAAGAGATGCAGATGCAGATGACGTAAGTGGAATGAGTGCAAGTAAACTCAGAGGATATGCAGAAGCAGGTGACTTTGATAATTTTAAACTTGGAGTACCCACTAAATCTGCTGGACTACTAAAAAATATTTACAATGACATTCGTAAAGGAATGGGTATTGTAGAGTCAAAACTACCATCTTACATGATTGAAGATTTAATCACCGAAGGTGTCTATGACCCAGGCGTATTCAAAGCAGTGTTCCTAATGGGAGGCCCAGGCAGTGGTAAATCAGAAGTGGTCACTGGTCTTGCTCTAAAAGCATTAGGACTTAAGTTAATTAATACAGACCAAGCATTTGAGAAAGGACTTAAGAAAGCAGGATTATCATTAGACCTTAGAGGTGCAGACATGGATAAGATAGACCCTATCCGTGCAAAAGCAAAGACAACAACTAAGATAGGTATGGACATGTATATGAATGGGAGACTGGGACTTATCTTTGACACTACATCAGCAAATGATAGTAAAATTAAAGACTATAAGAAGAATCTAGATGCAATTGGATATGAATCAAAAATGGTCTATGTTCAGACATCACTAAAAAATGCACAAGATAGAAATGCAAACAGACCTCGTAAAGTTCCACCTAAAATTGTTGCTAGTGATTGGAACAAATCAAATGCAAATGCAATAAAATTGCAGAAGATGTTCGGTAAAGACTTCATTAAGATAGAAAATGATGATACACTTGATGCACTTAAGAAGAAGACAACTAAACTATATTCACAACTTATGACGTGGACTTCCAAGTTTCCAAAGAATAACCGAGCTAACACTTGGAAAGATAACGAACTTGCTAAGAAAAAGACTAAATAGTATTATGTTAACTAAAACCTTCAGAGAAATGTTCGACGAGTTGTCCGAAAGGGATTACAAGAAAGAATATGAGAACTACCATTCTCAACCCGAACAGAAACTTAGAAGAGCTGCACGTAATGGTGCAAGAAAACTGTTAAAGGATAGAGCAGGTATAAAGGGAAAAGATGTACATCATAAAGATAACAATCCTATGAACAACGATAAAAGTAACCTTGCAATTGTATCAATAAAATACAATAGAAGTGAACCAAGGAAGAGGAACAAGTAATGCCCGAAGATTTTAAACCAAGTAAACATGAATGGGGAACTGATGAAGGTCGTAAGTGGGCAGAAGATATGACACCAGGCCAGAAGGTAGACCAAATCATTAAAGAAGCACAGAATGGTCAATCAGATTACACTGCAAAGACCTTCAGTAAAATCATTGGTAATCCACTACAAGGATACCCACACAACGAAGAGTTTACTGTAGAAGGTTCTGAAGTCGAAGAGTCACGGTACACAGATGAAAGAGACAAACGACAGAAAGCTACTCTTAAGAAACATGATAAGAGAATGATTAAGGTTGCAAGAGATTCTATCAAGAAGTACGATGCAAAGAATAAAAACAAGAATGAAACTGTAGCTATCGAAGCAAACACTATGGGTAATGTTAAGAAAGCATTATCAAAGGTTAAAGGATTAACTTCAGACCAACTAAAGACCCTTATGACAATACCTCAATCACAACTTATGGTAATTGCACAACAGTTAAGTGGTTTGGTTATGGGTGAAGAGATACACGAATCTCAGATTGAACAACACCTACCTAAGTTAGATGAAGTCATGTCAATGCAGACACGTCTGAAAATGAAGAAAGCATTCAGAAAGAACAAACATAAGATTGCAATTGGAAGAAAAAGAGCTGCAAAGAAGGTTAATCTAAACCCTGAAAAGATACAAAAACGTGCAAACAAAGCTGCAAGAAGTGCTTTAGAGAAGAAGTTCTTAAAAGGAACAAACAAGAATGATTTAGGTCATGCTGGTAAAGCTGCACTTGAGAAGAAGATTAACTCCAAAGCATCTGTAATCAAAAGGATTGCAATCAAAATGAAAAAGATTATTCGTAAGAAAGAAGCAACAAAACTTAAAGATACCAAAAAGATTTGGGATAAAGCAAGTAAAGACTTGAAAGGTAAAAAATGAAAACATTCTACCAACAAGCAATAACTGAAACATTAGAAACCCTACAAAAGGAAGGTATCAATCTAACTGATAATCCATTCAGATTGGGTTCATCTATGTATTTTGAATGCATAAGAGAAGCACGGAAGTTAGTTGCAGAACAAAAATATAGATTAACTGAAATAGATTTCCAAATCCTTGAAACAGATTTAGGTGAATACGATGTTCATGAAGGTAACTATGTACCACTCGATTGTCCTATGATGGAAGAAGAAGAGAAAGAGAAGGAAGAGATAGGTAAACCTAAAAGAGGTGGTGCAAAGAAATTTTACGTATATGTTAAGGATGGAGACAAAACCAAAAAGGTCTCATTCGGTGCAAAAGATGGGGGTGGTAATTTATCGGTTAAGTTAGATGACCCCGAAGCAAGAAAGAATTTCGCTGCAAGACACAATTGTGACACAGCAAACGACAAGACCAAACCAAGTTATTGGTCATGTAGACTACCAAGATATGCAAAACAACTCGGATTATCGGGTGGTGGAAGCTTTTTTTGGTAGACTAAATATTAGTGTTAGGAGTACATTATGAAAGAATTATATCACACTTATGCAAAAGACGACAGATATGCAGAAGTATACAAGAGTTCAAAAGGATTTGAAATAGATTTATATGAATTTGAAACCATAGTAGAAACTAGAAAGGTACATGATAAATCAGAAGGTTTTGCAGAAGATGTTGCAGATAACTGGGTTCAAGGTATATTTGATGTGAAAAAGGAAGGCAGTTTTTATGGATATAGAGAAAAATCCGATAATTACTATCCAGGCGATGACTAAACCATACGAAGAGATTATAGAACAACACGGAACGGGGACAAAGTTTGTCATACGGACTTTTCTTGATTCGGTTGAAGAAGATGAATTAGTATGGCATAGAGACCATGAGTCACGTCATGTACATGTATTAGAAGGAAAAGAATGGAAGTTACAACACGATGATGCACTTCCAATTGAATTAAACACTGGAGAAGACCATTATATACCCAAAATGACCTACCATAGACTGTTAAAAGGTAAAGGTAAGTTAGTGGTTAGGTTTAAAATTACATAAATAATATCATGAGTTACAAATCCGAAAATTGGCAAGAAAAACTAGCAGAAGTTAGAAACAATATTGTTTCTAAACAAGGTTCTGTGGAGAAAACTGCTGATGAAATTCTTAATGAAGAAGTAGAAACTGCATTAGCATCATATTTTGCCGAAGAGGTAGTTGTTGAAGAAGCAGCTGCTGTTGATGAAGGTAAACTGGTAACAGGTGTCGTAGACATCATTAAGTTGATTACCAAGAAAGTTGCAACTAGTCTAGAGAAAGAATATAGTAAGAGTCCTGAAAAGGGTCTTAGTATGATTAACACTATAGGTGCAATGGTTGGACATAAAGTTACAGACGACAAACAACAAAAGGGTAAATTATTCCTTAAGTTTGGTGAAGAAGTTGTAGCAGAGAGTGTTATAGAAGAAGTACAATTGGATGAAGTTACAGACAAGGAAGTCACTGCATTAAAGAAATTGTCTAAGGACATGCAGTCAGTTCTGAAAGGTTATCAGTCTATCGTAAAGATGGGTGACAAAGAACTTAAGGACAGTAAGTATAATAAAGATTACGAAGCAGTTCTTAAAGCAAGAGA